TTGTTTATCAATCTCAGCTGTAATATCAATTGGTGTTTTTCTTAAATCAATAAGAGTTTGATTACGGATATAGTTACGATAATATTTATGATTTTTGTCATGTTGAATATTTTTTAGTAATCCGCGCTGTTTAACAGTTAGTGCTTTTTGTTTATTACCCAAAACAAAAACATTATCATCACTCAAAATATTAGGTATACCATCACCCTTATCACCGGTTAAAATGTGTTCTGCAAGGAATCCTGTTGGATCCTTTTCAACAACCCAGCGCTTATGAACCGTATCATATTGTTTAACAAATTCATCATGACATTGTCTAAAATCTTTATCACCGGATACAATAAGCATAGGTTGATTAGCAATCTGTGCTAGATAACCAATAATGTCATCAGCTTCAGCATATTCTACACTAATAAACTTATATGGAAAAAATTCTTGAAGATCTTGTTTGAGTTGATCTAGACAAGCAAATACAGCTTTCCAATCTACATCAGATGCTGATCTAGACTTTGAACGAGCTGCTTTATAATAGGGAAAAAATTCTTTGCGCCAGTTCTTAATTGAATCATTAGCAATAACCATTTGCCCATATTCTTTTCTGAACTTCACATTAATAGCTCTAATAGAATTTAGTGCCATATGACGAATAAGGTTTTCATCAATTTCTATATTTGTATGTTTACCAACTGAAGCAAAAAATGTAGCAAACAAAACTTGGTTAAGATCCAAGACAATCATGTTTAATCTTTCTGTAATTCTTCTACTGAAGAACCGAATTTGGGTTCAATATATTCATACTCAAAATTATCTTCATTTTCTATAATTTTTATAGTTCCTGAAGCAATTCTTTGTAATGAATGCTCTCTATCTTGATATTTTAAAATCATTGATTTAACTGCTTCAACAATGAAAGCATATTCTTTACATACAGAAAAATCATATGGGCTATCAAATCCGCATTGGTTAATAGCATTAGTTATAATGTTACCAACCAACACGGCAATTTGTTCTACTTGGGCATCTTCAGCTGCCATTTCTAACATTTCTTCCTTATCGTCATCATCATCAAAAATGATATTCTTTGCATCAAGATCTCTATATAAATCTATTGCATTCATTTGATTAGGAAATAATGGAATTAGAACAGCTGAATTTGTTGTCATTTGAAATACCTCAATAGTAGAGTATTATCAGATGTTCTATTATTAGGAACAGCTGTTTTAGTTGTTAGTTCTGAAAACATCTTATTAATTGCTCTCGTAGTATTAGTAAGAAGAAACGGAACAACTTCTAAAGGTTTTCTTACTGTTTTGCTCATAGATTTCTCACTATCTACATTTTGTAATGTAGTACCTTTAACAGTTAAAGTTTGACCTTCAAGAGCAACATACTTCACTAGTTTCTTGTATTTTATATCATACACCCAAATTATAGAAGAGTCAACCATTTTTACTGGATCAAATGAAGATATATTAAACTCTTTAGAGTCTTTTGCATATTTCATTTTAGCAAAGATCTGTTCAACAGGTTTAACCTTCTTAGTTATAGGCTTTCTTTCAGTAACTTTACGGCGCTTAGTTACAGTAGTTGCAAGTTTAATTTGTTCTACTAATCCAAGCAAATTCTGTATATATTTATTCTTTTGTCTTTTTGAAAGGTGTTCATAACCTTCTTCAAAAGTTTCTACTTCTTCAGCCAATTCTGAATAGAATTTCATAGCCTCTTTATAATCAGCAGGTTTACGATCTTTTACAATCTCTGCAAAATTAATAATAGTCTTATATCCACTATTATAGAACTTATCCAATCTTATATCGATATCACAAATAAGTTCATTATAGTTATCATAAGCACTTGTTTTAGAAACTTTTGTGTTAGATTCTAAATGCTGGTCTATAATATCCCTAATATGGGTATCTAAATCATGTTCAATTTTTACACCACGAGTAAGCATTCTAGCAATAGATGCTTTTGTTTGGGTAATAGTCGAAGAATTAGATACCTTATAAGCATTAATATCTTCTTTTGAATAACCATTCTTTTCCATATATTCAAGGATCCATTTTTTAGTATCCTTAATATTATTAAAATAGTTATACCAATTAAGAGCTTTTACCAATTGCATACGAGTCGGCTTTGATTTAAATACCGGTTCTTCACCAGTAAAATTAATCTCAGCCAACTTTGATTTAGGTTTTTTAGTCTTAGTTTTTCGTGCTTTGAGCATTTTTGATCCTCATTGAATTATAGTATATTCTATCATAGTTGGTACTATTGTCAACTATCTAAATTATTCAATGATTTCAATCTGTTACAAATTAACTCTATAACTGAAGTTTTCTTGTTTTTCAAATTCTCTAGGCAAATCTCTAATTGAATTTAAAAAACCTCTCCATTCTTGTTCTCTGTTTTCCCAATTATAATAAGAATCTGTAAATGCTTTTTGATTAAACTGTTTTTGTTTAAATCCTTCGCTTTTTTCTTTAACTGTATGTAAAGCATATTCTAGCATATTATGAAAAACCGCGGCATGATCTTGCATATTTTCTTCAAAATTATACATAAAAGTCCAATTAGAAGATGTCTCATAAAGAGCACCCAAATTAGGATGAACACATGCTAAACCAGCAGACATTGCTTCGATTAATGAAATACATGATGTTTCTGTCCAAATAGATGGATATGCATAGATATCCATTTCTTTAAGTTTTTCATGCATTTCTTTATTACTAACAAAACTATTATAAGTCATTGCAGAATGTTCTTTAATACGATCATATAATGGTTGAAATTTAGTATCTCTTTCATTCCAACCATAGATTTCAAATGAAGAAAAAACGTTAAGATGAATATCTGGATGAGTTTCTGCTAATTTAGCAAAAACTGGTACTAGAATACCAAGACCTCTATGTGGTGTTGTGTGATATACAAATTGAATAGTTCTTCCATCTTTTTGCTTTTTGTATTTTTCATCCAATTTTATATCAATAGGATTAATAGCATTTTTCAATACAACAGTTTTAGACCATGGTATACCATATCTTTCAATATAGCGCTGTTGTTGCCAATGAGATACAAAAACAAATCTATGGAATTTCTTCCAGCCACCATCTGCTAAAGCGCCAGAAGATTCTGTATCTTCTGGTAAATCATGGCACCAAAGAACTCTAATTTTTGTTTCATCAAGTTCTCTTGGTCTTGATAGAATAATTTGAAAATCAACTAGAAAATCAGAACCCAATCTCGATTCTAGTTCTGTCATCATCAATTCAGAACCAGACATAGCATTTTTGTTTTGTTCATTTCTCCATTTTTGCATTATGCTGCACCATATGAAATAATTGAATCTAAACGAAAACCTCTCCAAGCTTCTTTTTCAAGATCCCATACTCGTTGAATATTAGGATTTTCTTTTCTGGGTTTTGCTTCTCTTTGTTCTTCAAGAATATTTTCTGGAATATATTGTTCACTAGTAGTACAAACCATATCTCGAATAGTACCGTCAACCTTTTCAAACTTAACAGCAACTTTTCCAGAACGAAGCAATTTAGATAAATGCTCTTTAAGTTCTTGAATCTGTTCATCTTTAATTGCTAATGTATCAATCATAAGTAACTCCTTCAATTCTTCAAATCCACCAATTAATTTATCATCATCCAACACTACAGGAAGCAATTTCTGTGTCGGATATTTCATCTTAACATCTTCTCGCCAAATGTCAAGGCCGATATATAATTCTTTATATTCAATGTCTAATCTTTTTAGAAGATCTTTAGCTTTATCACATAGTTCACAACCTTCTCTTGTAATCAGTTTTAACATTCTGGTTGTTCTCCCAAACCCAAACTCTCTTTTTTATCGACATATTTAGCCATTTCAGTTAAACTTTCTATAGAATGATAACCGAAATCAAAGAAAATCATATAAGGAAGACTTTCTTTAGAATTTCTTTGTGTCATTCTTGCAAAATTCAATGCTGATTTTTTACAAAGAAACATATCTCCATCTTTAAAACAATTCCATGCTTCACCAGGAGTTGAACAATATTTTTTAAATCCTTCAGGAACTATCTTAACATAGTATTTATCTTGTACTTCGAATAGTACTATTACGTTTTTATTTGACATATTATAATTCTCTCCGTTTGATTATAGAATCAAATGATACAGGAAAATAGTTCGTATGCTCTACACAGACACAAACATGAGATAACGAATTTAACTTATGATTATGAATATGACCATGCACATTGAGCGAATAACGGCCAATTGTATGATTATCCAATATAGAAGGATAATGTGTTAATAGTATTTTTGAATTTGGAATTTTAAGATCCTGAGAACCAGAAATCCTTTCAAAGTATCGAGCATATATTTTCATTTTAAGATTATCATGATTACCAAGGATAAGACGTTTCTTACCTTTCATATATGGTACTGTTTGATGTAATGCTTTTTCATTCATTGCTACATCACCAAGAAAGTATACTTTATCTGTATCTTGAACTACAGAATTATGATTTTCTATAAGTGTTCTATTCATTTGATCAATATTATCAAATGGGCGTTCTGCATATTTTATGATATTAGTATGTCCAAAATGATGGTCCGATACTAGCCATCTAGTCATTTCAAATAGTCCTTAAAAAGAAAAAGCAAAGTTTGACTAATCAGATCAGAAAATTGTTGTTCATTATAATCTTCTATAAAAACTGGATAATCTGGATATTTTGGATCAATATCTTCCATTTTACCTTCAATAATACCAAGACTAACAGCGGGCCAAACAAGATCCAGATGCCAATTACTAGTACCAAAAGGTCTTTTACTAGAAAATTGTTCTGGTTCATTTATTAATTTTACTAACAATTTTTGCAAATATTCCGCAACTGTAGAACAATATGAATCATCTGCAGCATTATCATTTAAAGATGCTTCAAGATATTTTTTAATTGTCTTTTTTTCGAACTTCATTTTGTATCAATTCCTCAAAGTGTATTACATGATCATTTAGTAGTATTATTGGAAACTTGTGTTTCTTATAAGTAGTATTGATGTCATCATTTGATACCTCAACACCTATTCTTTTTTCCTTATATATAATTTTTTTATCACTAAGGAATTT